CCTGACGAGCCAAGCGTGACGTTTAAGTCCACATTGGTTGAGCCGACACCGCCAGTCCAGATAATTTTGTATGATTCGTAATTTGCGCTAAAACAATCAGTGACCGGCACGCTTGTTACTGTTGTCCCTACCGTGGTGCTTTTAACCAGCCACAGACCTATCGAGTCCATAGCGGCAGCGGTCAAAACCTCGCCCGGGCTGAAATCTGGAACTGGCATAACTAAAATCCTAACTTGTTTCTACTAAACGTGCTCACACATAACCCAAACGGCTCGTATCTAACACACCAAACTGGGCATCATCCAGCGTGAACGGTTGCCCCAAATTGGCAGAAAAATACAATGTTTGCCTTGACTGGTCAATGTAGTAACTCGTCTGAATCCCCTGCAACTGGCCCACATACGTCTGCCCTCTAAAGTCAATATTGACGCGGCTACCCAACATTAAAAAATTATTGCTCGTTGTTGTAAAAGTTTTAATTTCGGCAAAACGGTTAATTTGCGTATTCTCGGTACTGCTTAGCGTTATGGTCGCAGGCACCGCGGTTGTCTGTTGATTAAACGTGAAAAGGTATTGCGCCAAATCAAGCATGTCGGACTCTCGATCTAGCGTCGTTGAATAGTTAAGCGTGTTGTAAGGCCCAGACGCAGCTGCCACTACCTGCGTAGCCCGACCGCTAGCCGTCACAATAATCTCGTTAAACGCTTGTTCGGTGCTAGACAAAAACTGCAACCCCATAAAATGGCTACCAGCGTTGCCGGGGAACACATCCGTAACGGTTGTAGATACCTGATAGTTAGGCGCAAAAAACCCTATTGCAGAGGAAAACCCGCTTGACGGGGTGCGCTGTAAATCTAGATCGTCAATGTATGCCTGCACATTGCGGCCTACTTGGTTAAACAAGTCAAACGCGCCACCACTGTAAGTAAAGGTTTGCGGGGTTTTATCTTGGACATTTATATTTGCCCCTGTAAAACCGTTGTCTATAAGAATGTTGCTTAACTGGACGGTGCTTGACTGTTGCCCACCTGCCACGCCTGTGACCAAATAATCGTTTAATTGGGTGGCGGCTAACTGCCCTGTGGGGCCTGAACAAGTAATAACAATTCTGTCTCCGGGCGCTGCACCTGTGACCGTGTTGTAAGGCATTTCGTAGGTGCGCTCAATGTCAGTAATACGCCCACAGAAATAAGCATCGGCGGTGGCGCTGTTCGTTTGTCGCACGTCTATGAACTGCCCAACGGCTAATTCCACCGTAAAAGTCGCAGGCGGGATTATTTCGATTACGCATGAGGAACCGATGAATGGGTCGGTAGCAATTTTTCTACCGCGGTTTATGTTTATGGACTGGACACCGGACAGGACTGTGTATGTGCCGTTTAGGGTGGCGCAATACTGAACGGACGGGGGTGTGTAGGTCATAGCCCTGAAACGCGGATAGGTACGCTTCCACCGCTTGTTCGCATGTATCGCTTCAATGCGTCTACTACGGCGTTAGGGTCTGCGCCCTGCACGTTAATAGTGACATTAGTGCCCATACCGCCTGCACGATCTAACGGCACTACCGCCTCGGGGCCAGCCTCACCAATTAGCGCAAGCGTAGGGCCATTAACGATGCCACCGTTAGCCATAGCGGGAATACCCTTAAGTTCCTGCATAAGGTTGCCACGCAACCCGCTACCAGCACCGCCCGCCGCACTCGTGCCCGGCAAAATAGCGTCATAAATAGCGTCACTAATTTTGAGCATTGAGCCAATTTTTCCAGACGCACCACCAAAGACAAACCCGAGCACGCGCGACGCTAAACCGCCTATTTTGTTTATCTTTGACACCTCGTTGTAAAGACGCTCAAAAGCGAGAGCCATAGCCACAATGCCTGCCGCGGCGAGCACATAAGGGTTAGCGGCCATAGCCACGTTTAGCGCAACTGTGGAGGCTGCGATAGCGCCGATAGCGAGCGCAATGTTCTTAAAGGTCTCTGGGTTGTCTTGCGCCCATGCTGCAAAATCCTCTAACACGGGCAACCCCGCCTCGATCACGGGAATAAGTGACGCACCTATCGACTCTTTAGTTTCGTCCATAGAAATCTTTAGACGCTTAAAACGACCCTCGGCAGTGTTCGCCGCTTCCGCAGCTGCACCGCCAGTTGTTTTGGCTAACTCGGCCATGACGGTCTCGAAGTCTGCGCCGTCTTTAATTAGTGCTCGATACTCGGGCGCTAGGCGTTGTAAGGCGGTCATGTTCCCGCCGTACGCCTTTTCTAACGCCCCTACAACGGTCTCTAACGGCTTGCCAGTAGCGGTGGCTATGTCCATAGCCTGCGCTGCTAATTTCTGTGCTTTTTCGACATCGCCAGTGGCACGAGCCAAACGAGAAATAGCGGGACGCAACTGCGTGTCAGTGAAACCGAGCAACTTGCCCTGCGTGGTGATCCAATCCTCGGTGCTTTTAACGGTGGCGTCTGTGGCTTTGGTGGTGGCTCGCAGTGATCGTGACAGTTCTTTGGCTGCGGCTTCATCTTCCATAGCGCCCTTAGCAGCGTCGAACATGGCAGCGCCAAGGCCACCAATAGCGGCGGTAGCCGGAATCATCGCCTTTTTAAGAATAAAACCAGCCTTAGCGCCAGCGCCCTCTAACTGCTCAAACTCCTTACGGGCGCGCTCAATACCCTTACCGTTAAACTCGGTAATAATCGGGATGTTAATAGCCATTAGACCCTCGTTTTCCTGTCCACAGACTCCATAATTTTATTCACAAGGTCACGCATTTCGCCTTGTAACTCTGGACCCTCTTGCTGATACGCACGCCACATAACGCGAGACGGCTGACCAAACTTAGCGTTAAGGGCGGCAATCATCTGCTGACCCTGCGGGGTGGATGCTTTGCCTGAAGTGTCAAAAAGAACCGACGCCGACCCGAGCCAGCGAATACCAAACGTAGAAAGGTTTTTTGTGTAGCCGTTAAAAGTGCGTGGTTTCTTGCCTGAAATATAGCCACGGATGCCGTATTTCCATTTAAGCCACTCGCCCATGCGGCGGCGTCCTAAACGACCTTGCGCACTGCCACGTCGAGGCTCGGGTGCTACGCCACCACCACCAAACGGTAGAACAGACTGCGACGAGCCCGACGGTGTCCACGATCTGTCCATACCAGACAACGGCGCACGACTAGGTACTAATTGTTTGCCAGCGTCTACAACTGGCTTAACAATTTGCTGATAATCCTTAGTGATCTGGCGGCGCAGTTTTTTGTCAATGTCGTTTAACTCGCGTAATGCCTCTTTGACGCCTACCACTTCTAGTGAATTGCTAACGGGCATTTTTCTGCTGTTCCTTGACTATCGCATCAACCGTGTGTAGGTCTTTGATGTCGAAGTCTACTCCAGTGGGCCACCAGCCTGTGCGTAGTAGCAGAGCTGCTAGTGCGTATCGGTAGGTTGCCCGGGGGTAGGGTTTGCGTCTGTTTCCTGTTCCACTACTTCGATAGACACGGCGCGTTTGATGAAGTCATCGAATACGACGGGGACGGTGATGCCGTGTACCTTGCAGGACTCGTAAGCGAGAAACAGTAAATCCTCGTAGCCAATGGACGATGCCATTTCGGATGCTTTGCGTTTGTACTTGCGCTCGTACTGCACGATCACAAACAAGTTTGTTTGCACTTGTACGGGGCCGTCTCCGAGGTCTACGGCGAGCGTTAGTTTCATGTTGTCTCCTTAGTCGGGGTCAGAGTCTGACCTGTTTAGGCGGTGGTGTCTGTGGAATAAACTCCGCCGACAAACGAGATGTCAATAGTTGACAATTCGCCCATGGTCGCATTCAGTACGGGCATTTCTGCGAGGAACGCGCCAGTAAGAATAAACCCGGGGTTTGTAGCGGAGTCTGCGCCCGAGGTTGGCTGTACGCGCACTGTGGTGGTGGTGCCGACAAGCGCTTGCAAAGTTGCGTAGGTCTCGGTAGCAGCGTAAGACATATAAAGCGACAAGGTAACCTCATGGTTACCTAAGCCCTTGACGTACTTGCGATCTGTGTCACCAAAAGCGGTGGACTCTAACTGGTCAAAGCGGTGTGTAACGGTGGCGCTTGTGCACTGGTTGGTCAAATCAACCGAGTTCACTGTTACTACTGGGTTTGAGAGGTAGGTGCTAGTTGCCATGTTTAGGACTCCTTGTCTGTGGTGATGTTATCACCTTTGGGTTTTCTTGTTTTGGGTTTTTCGGTGCCAACCTCAATGATGAAACCGCCAGCGATAAGCGCGTCAAGGTTTACGCCTGCGATAGGCACAAACTCGTCACCGGGAACACCGATACGGGGGCTAACAATCTTGTACACGGTCATTCCTTACGCTGTTTCGGCTTGCATTGAGATGAGTAGATCGTAGGCGGGATAGTCCGCGCCACCGATAGAAACAACAGTAGGACGGCCTGACTTCACCGCCACATTTTTGGCGAGCACTTTAGAAGTGATCTGAAGGATGTCCCGCAGTGCGTCAAGGTTGCCCGGGCCACTACCGATGACCTTCACGGGGAAGTCCAGGGTAACGATGTTGTAGTTCCACGCATCAAAACTAGGCGCGTCAATAAACACGCACGAAGTAGTTATCTGGCGGGGGTCTATGGCCACTGGCAAGCCCGTTATGGTCTTGAGCGTCGTGGATAGGTCGTCTATTGCCTCGTTAAAGAGGTCGTTATAGGGCAAAGGCATTACGCCACCTGCGGGCGGTTGATGCCGAGCAGCTGCAACACCATAGGCGTGATGCCGTTGGCGGGTGGTGTGCCCATACCGTCAAACGATGCCAGCGCCGTGTATGACCCTTGCTGACGGAAGTAGGCTGCGCCGATCATAAGAGTGCCTAGAAATACGGCCTCGTTCGGTACCTCGTCAATGACATCCGTCAGGTATCCCGCTTCTTGCCTGCGCCGATACGCGAACGCGTTAGCAGCTGCAGCGGACTGGGTAATTAGTGTGGCGGCATTGGTCGAAGTGAGCGGAATGTCCAAATAGGTGGTTAATTGCTGTGCGGTAATCCACGTTATTTGTGGTTCCCACGTTGCAAGGCCATAAGTAGTGAGCGCCGATATTTCTTTGTCTGCACCAGTGGACTGGTACATAACCTGATTCGGTATCGGGTCTGTGTAGTCGAATAGCCATTCGCCAGTAGGCGATTCAACGCCGATAAAGCGGTACTGCGGACATGCCACTACCAGTTTGTTATTGCCGTTAAACGATGCTTCTACGTTTGTGATGTTGAGTTTGTCCCCGACGTTTACGGGGACAGACTCCAACGTCTGAATTACTGCGTAGTTGTCGTAGCGGTAATACCGCCACACTTGCGCCTTTTCGGTCATGGCGTTACCCGCCTTTCAGAAATTAAGCGACAGTGATCTTTTGTGCCATTGTGGCGTCTGCGATGAAAGTAGACACATATCCGTAGTAGGAGAATGTGCGACCAAGTGTGCTTGGTACTTCCACTGACATGATGCCGCGTACTTGCTCGTAGAACTCAATAGCGGAACCGCGAGCCAACACCATCGTGCCTGCTGCGAAATTGGCATCTACCACAAGGTTAAGACCCAATGGGTTCAATGTGTTTGTGGTGGTGATGTTCTGTGTACCCATGCCGTTTACGCCCATGAGACCTGCAACCGCAGCGTATGGGAATACAGGTCGCTTGTCTGCGTCCAACTGGCTTGAGAGTTTTTTCCATACGTCGGGGCTGACAAACAAGTGGTCAGGCAGGAAGCGTGTGGTGGTGAGGATGCTTTCGGCAACATCGTAAAGCGAGTTAATGAGGTCGCTTGGGTCTGTTGCGTTTACTGTCCATGTCACGCCCGAGGCTGCGCCTTGTGCCACGATCTGGTCGGCGCAGTAGTTGTCCGATGCGATGAGGTATTGGCCAGCGAGGTCGCGCAGGATGATTTCCATTGCACCGGGGCTTGTGAAGTCCATGTCTTGTGCGGAGAGCGTTACCTGCCCCGCGAGAGTGACCTTCGCTACCGAGTTAGACGCGATCACTGGGGTTGTTGCGGATACACCGACAAGTTCGGGTGACTGTGCACCGACGCTTGTGTGGGTTGTCCATGTTGGACGGATAAAGGTTTTGGACTGTCCACCGTCTGGGTATGCGCGAGCGCCAACGGCGGCGACTACTGGACGGTTGTAGTTCAGATCGTCAAACACTGGCCCAAGTACTGGTACTGGCAAAAGACCGGGTGTGTCGGTGGTAAGTACGTCACCAGCAGCGGCTTGCAATGCGGTCTGCTTTGATTTCGCAGCCTCAACAAATGCTTGGTTTACCTTGCGGAATGTGTCGCCACCAATGTGCATAGCAGCCATGTACTCTGCGGCGCTTGGCATAGCAAACTGGCGCTTCGGCTGTGCAGGAATTGGTGCGGTTGGTGTTGCAGCTTCTACGACTGCTTCGGGCTGTACTGCGTCCACGGTTTCTGTCTCCTCGACTTCGGTTGGTGTGGGTTCTGTGTCGGGTTCTTGTGCTGATGCTAACACATTCTCGATAACTGCACCTGCAAAAGCGGGAATTGGCACAAGGCTTAATTCCAGCCATTCGGCTGCGGTCACGATCATGGTGCCTTCCTCATCATAGGAAAAGCGTGTTGGGTTTACTCCGACACTGACGGAATCTAAAACACCGTCAAGGGCGAGGGTTAGTGCTTCGTCGCCTGCTGCGGTTGCCGAGATACGGGCGGCAAACATCATGCCTTCTTCGGTGTCTACACGCTCGGTGACTAGGCCGACGGGCTGTGACGAGTCGTGATACATAAACAACTTTGGTGCTTTGCCCTCTACGGGTAGCGCGCCTTTCTCAAAACGCACCGCAGTGCCGTCACTGACTATCGCGGTTTCGCCATAGGGCACTGCCACGCCAGTAATGGTGCGGGTTGGGTTGTCTCCTGCTGCTGCGTCAATCGTGACCGCTTGGGCGTTTAACTTGATCATGCTCGTGATTCTCCTGTCTCGGGTTCGTCCATGTCATC